AATACGAGCAGAAATATTGGTGCGGTCTTCAAAACCACGCACTTCCGCACGTATCCAACGATGTTTATACCCTTCTGGCGCAGGGGGCGCGTCTAACTTAGACGGTGGACTCCAAGGCGTTCTTCTTGCCTTTGCAGCCCGTGATGATTTAGCGCGGGAAGTTCTCTTGATAGCTTCAATTTCATCATTTTGATTATCTGTCATTGTCCTTCCTTCACGTACTTAGCGTACTCTTCGAGTGGCACTCCCAATCTTTTTGCAATGGTAACTTGGCTCGGGGAGAGGCGAACCTTTTTACCGCGTCCTGTTCCTTTAGAGCGAGATACTCCCGCTACAGTTTGTCCAGAACGATTTTGTCTTGTTACTTCTTCATCCGGAAACCGGTGAGGAAACGCATTTTTCATGCGAGAATCTAACGCATCATAGTAATCATTACTAGCTGGGTCAAACCCTTCTTCTTGAACTAATTTCTTGTGCAAACCAAAGGCTGCAAACGTCATTGCGTCATCTTCGCCAAACCAATCGTTTTTAGAAGCCCATTCTTCGGCTTTTTGATCAGGTGCGGCTTGTCGAGGAGCCGGTTGGTATTGCTGTTGTTGCGCTTGCTGTTGTTGCGCATATTCTTGTTGCTGCTGCGCTTGTTGCGCTTGAGCTTCTCTACTAGCTTTAGCTTGCGCATGTTTATCCGCGGCTAAAGTTAGCTGTGTAATTCTTTCTTGAGCCTGCATCTGGCGATCTGTGTCGCCCATTTCAATAGCAGACTTTAACTCGTCTTTAGCTCTAGCCTGCTCCGAGCTAACTCGGTGCCCGTACTCATCTATATAGCTACGGTCTAAAGTTTGAAGCCTTTGCTTAACATCCGTGTTTTCAGCTTGAATGTTTTGAGCATAGCGCAACGCCTCTTCACGCTCTCTTTCCGCTTCTTTAGCTCTTTTAGTAAGCTGATTGATGCGTTTTTGAACTGAGTTGCTGTACTTTTCGTGATCATCTTCGTCCGCACTTGTTTCTACTACAGGGGCTTCGGCGGTAGATTCACTCTCATTATTGTCTTCTAAAATTACATCTTGAGCTTCTTCCGTAAACTCAAGGTCTATCTGTCCATCGTCGGCCTCATGGGCCTTTAACTTTTCACTCATCTGCATGTCCCTTAACTATGGTGTATATCGTTAGGATCAAGAATTGTGGCTAAAATCTCATCATCATTAAGAATTCTAACCTCGCTGCCAAAGACCGCGGCATCTTCTCCGTTCAAACGAAATCTAGAACCGGCGTAACGAGCAAAAATTACCCATTTTCGTTCTTCACACCACGGCCCACGGGGGTACTTTTCTTTATCTTCGTAGGCATCTGGCCCAAGTTTAAGAATGTAACCGACATTTGTTTGAACAGCGTCTTCTTCTAAAGTCTTAGTATTTAACAAAATACCGCCTTTACTTCGTTTCGGTGCTCGAAACGGCATAATCAAAATCCGCCAACCTGTTGGTTGAGGAAGTCTTTCAATTGCACTTGCTGTAATCAAAGTGGGGTCTAACACGCGCTCCTCTTCGGGAACGTATAGCTTGGATAAATCCAAGGGTTCTTTACTTTCAGACATCCATATATTCCTGTTTGTCTAGCATTTCAGAAAGTTCTACAAGAACGTAATCACAATTGCGGATTTCGCCCATGCACTCCCTGTAATGTTCCATATCTTTAACGCCACCCTCTGACATAAGTTCAGAGATCTGGCCCTTGCGATCAAGCAGCGTCTTGCGAACAAACTGCACGATATCGATACCGTCCATGCTAATTATCCTTAATTATCTGACGATATCCGATATTGTCGCTTCTTTTATATGGGAAAGCAAACAAGCAATGCCTTTAACAGCTTGTGTAACGCCCGCCACGCTCCGCAGCACCCATGCCCCTCTTAGTGCCTCGGGTAATCTTACCCATCATGGTGTTGGGCGTTTTTTCTTCCTTTAACTGAGCGTATGGAATACTACCTTGGCCTTTGATTTCTGCTTTGTTCACAGGCTTAGGCGGCTCTTGGATTGGTCCGCCCATTGTTTTAACTACTCCGGTCATAAATCACCTTTTTGAGATTGTTGTTTTAAAAGTTCACGCTGCATACCCGCATCTATACGTGCGGCAGTCATGTTTTCTTGGCTTTGTAGCCGTTGCTGGAACTGGGCTTCTCGTTGAGCAAGCTTTTCACGGTCTAGTTGAAGCTGTTGTTGCTCCATAGCCATGTCATTTTGCTCTTGTTGAGATTTAAGCTGCAACTCTTGTTGTTTTAATTCAATCAACGGATCTGGTGCCTGCTCTTGCCCACCACCCTGTATCTGCTTTCCAAGCTCTACAAGCTGTTGAGTGCCTTGAGCTACAAACTGCGCCAACATAGCTTGATACTGAATGTTGGTTGCAGGATCTTGCAACGCTACGTTGGGGTTTTGTTGAGCAAATTGCTGGTCCGCCTGCTCTTCTGCCTGCAACTGTATGTGGTTTAACAGGTGCTTTTGCATGGCTAGCTGCACATTCGGCATCTGAGACGCAGATCCACCTGTTATAAACAACAAGTGCGATTGCATGTGCGCCATGTGATTCTGACCCTTAAAAGCCTGTAAAGCCCCATTTTCAAGCGAATCTATGTTTTCTTGCGCCGGATCTTTAGGAGAAATGTCGTTTGGCGTGTCTGAGATCAATATCATGTCAGTGTTTTTAACGCCCAAGGCATCATAAACACGGCGATATACTTCCGGAATGTTGTGTATGTCCGGAGCCTGCATAGCCATTTGAAGCTCTGTCTGAGCCAAAGCAATACGCTGGCTTTGAGAAAAGATATTAGGATCTGAAACAGGTAAAACATCTACCTTGTCATCAAAATCCGTTGCTTTTACCGTGGCTTCTGCACCCGGAACTTCATACGGGTAAACCGGAGGCAAACTTTCCTCCATTACCCGCGCTAAAATCTTAAACTCAGTCTTCATCGCATAATGCAAACGCTTGTGTATTGCGCTCATTACACGGCTACCCTGCTCCAATAACGCAACAGTAGTGCCGACAGCCGCGTTTTGGTTGCCATCACCTACTTTCATGTCAGTGATGGTGGCAAACCGCTGTGCAGCGTCTACAACAAAGCCTAATAGCTGGTATAGCGTCTGATCTGGCCCTTTGAACGGTAACGGCATCAAGCTGTCACGTATTTGACCGCCCGGAGCGTCTACATCCCTAAATTCACCCGGCTGTAACGGAGTATCATCGTCCCTGATCCGCAGGCCGCGTGCCTTAAAGCCCGCAGGAAGGTTAGATAACGTACCCGCATCAATCAATTGCCGCAGTGCAGCAGTCGCGGTGCGGGATAAGCCGCCAATGGTGTGAATCAAGCCTAAGCCGTAGAAACCAAAGCCCGGAAGAAATTTGTAGTGTACAAAGTACTGAATCTTAGTAGTTAGCGGGTCTTCTTCCTGATAATTACGGCGAATAGCTAAAACTTTGCTGTTTTCTTCACTAATAGTGACGATATACGGCACTTTTATGCCTGTTTCTTCGCCATCTTCGTCTTTATGCTCATAGCCCGCTAGATCTAAGTCCGCGTGAAACTCTAAAAGTGTGCAGTCGTAGTCCACATTAGAGGCGCTCATGCCGTCGATATAGTCTGTTTCTTCTGAAATACTTGTGGTGCCTTGCTGAGACGGTAAAACCGCAACGTCTCTATAGAAACCGCTTACCTGCTGCTTGCGCAAATCGTTTAAAGAAGTACGAACAACGTGTGTTACACACGGGCAAGTCAACAAATCTGTTGTTTCATACGGGACAACAAGGTATTCCGCCGGTACAAACTTGCTTACTGGACGGCCAAGCGTGTCATCAAAATAAACTTTTTTAAACGTACTGCCCGCCAAGGGCAGGTTAAACAACATCTGGTCAAATTCTGGTGTGTACTCTTCCATTACATTAGTAATGTAGTAGTTCATAAAGTTTTTAACGCGAGAAGCCTGCTCTACTTTGGCATGAGTCTGTGACCCGAGAACCGCGGTTCGTACAGGGCCGTCAGGAGGTAGTAGCTCATTG